GCCAGTATCAAAGTCACCTTCCATAGTCGTTTTGATAGGTGATCTGTTGAAATGTTTTAGACCATTAGGTACATCTGTTTTGATAAAGAATGCATCAGGATCAGTTAAGTAGTGGTTTACAGTATAACCTTCTGAAACCATTCCCATGTTCTTGATTGCATTGATATCATTATCAGCTGTTCCAACTCTACCTTCAGACTTCATAAGTCTGTCAGCAGTAAATTGCAATTGAGGTGGAATAATCATTTTCATTCCTCTCGCTGCAATTTTCAAACCTCTTTCATCAGTGAAAGCTGAAATGTCGATTAACGATTGTTCTAATGAAGTTTCGTTAAGATCAGCCGCTACTGCTAAAGTGTTTGAGAAGTTGCCTGATAGCGTTGGGTGTGCTGCGTTCAATAAAGAAACGCCATCACCGCCAGCAAAGTTAGCATTGAACGCGTTGTTCAATACTGCTGCGCCTTTGATCTGCTTTGTGCTTGCCATAGATCTTGCTAACGCTTTTGTATATCTAGACGCAAGTCTGTCATACAAGTTATCTTCGATAGCTTCTTCTGTGATTGCAAACGCTAAAGCGATTGTTTCGTTTGTGTAACGAGCTGTGAAAGTTTCTTGCGCATCGTCGTATGATACACCTTGACCTTCAGGTTTAACCGATGCATTTCCGAAACCACTTAACATTACTTCTTCTTCAAAAGCTCTGTCAGATGATTCTGTATCGAAAATTTCAGCTGCTTCGTTAGCATATTGTTTGTACTCTAGTCCGAATAAAGCATTCAAACCAGGTTCTAGTTCTTTAACTAGTTGTGCTCGTGATATAGCCATAGTTTATTTTCTCCTTATTCGCTATTAGTTATACAAGTGTGAAGCCGAACCAATTACAACAACGACATCGCTGCCAGCTGCTGTGTAATCGTTTTGACCCGGAATATTAGCACCTCTTACCAATGTAAACATTGAAGTGGCGTTTACTGTTGCAATAGAAAGTCTTTCGTCAGACATTCCACTAAGACCAGTGGCTCCGTTATCACCTGTGTTATAGTTAAGACCAACATCATTTTGTTGCCAAGCTGCGTTTGATCTCATGTTGAATTCCTGATTAGGGTTATCCAATACATAAGCACATCCATCGCTTGAACCTGTGTTGTAATCAACACCAAAGTTTGTTCCACTTGGTACTGAGTTACTCCATGTTGGTTTTGATGTTCCTGAGTCTACCCAGAAAGCACCATTAAAGACACCTAATAATAGAGGGTCAGCACTATTTTGCCAACCAGCTCCACCACTATTGTCATCATCTGTTGAATCGTAGGTTGCGTCTTGAATATAACCTTTTTCAGCTGCTTGAGTTCCTGCATTTAGAGAAACCGGATCACCTTTAAAGATTGTATTGAAAGCCGAACCTGCGTAATCATATAGCTTATATTCAGATTGACCAGATGTTGCAGGTGTTGAACCTACAGTCATTACTGCTCTACATCCGTATCCAGCTGTATTATCATTTGACATATTTATTTTCCTTTACTATGTACCTGCCCCGAAGGACCTCCAGTACGGTTTAATTTATTTTGTTGGATAGGAATTACTAAATAATTAGTCTTTCTTTGTACCACCAAAAGTTACACGTGTCTGTCGTTCTTGATTGAACGGCATACTTGGGTGCTGATCCTTTAGTAAATCGTTTTTAATAGCTTCGTCTCTGTCTTGTACTTGTTTCTTAAAGTACTCTTCACGAGATTTCGCGATTTCCTCTGGTATCCTAGCCAGCAATAGGCCTCCTACTCCGATAACTCCTGCATGTTTTCCATCTTTAAGCGTTGGATAATCAGTTTCTGGATATTCATCCGCTCTAACTAATTCCCATCCGGATCTTAACTTTCCTGCCATGTTTTTTGTATCATCAAAACCCATAGTTTCAGCTCTGATCCATCTGTGCCTAAATCCTTGTGGCGCATCAGGTGCATCTAGTGATGAGGGTGGAGTCCAAGTTTTTGGGGCTTCCGCCTTTACTCTTGTTTGACTCGCACGAGAAGTTTTTATTTTTTCGTTTTCCATATGCTTATACTCCTTCCGTGATATTTAATTGTTTCGCATAGTCTTCTAATGGCACGCCTAATCTTTTAGCAATTGCTACCTGTGATGGCGAGAGTCTCACAGTTTTTTTTGCGTCCTGTTGTTGAGCTTGAACGTCTAGCTGAAGCTACATTTTGAGCAGGCTTTGCTCTTTC